TTTTTTGACTGCTGGCGGCTTTGGCGTTACGGGCAATAGTGGTTGCTGCGCGGCTTTTTCCGCCTCCGCTTGCAGCCGCCTAAACTCGTCGCTTGATACGACGGCCAATTTTTTACCCAATTCGTCCCACTTGGCGGCGGTATGCAGGTGCAGGCGCAATTCGTGATGATGCGCAGCGGCGTAGGCGTATACCAGGGTATCGAGCGACTCATTCCGGGCTCCGCGTTTTTTCTCGAAGCGGTTTTTTGCCGGGTTAAAGGTCTCGGACACCAGGCCGCTGAAGTATTCTTTGGGCAGCTCATCACTAAAGTGGAGCAGACGGGATTCGGTCGGCTTGTCATCATCGGTGCCCATGCGGCCAAAGAGGGCGTTTTTGACGGCGACGGTGCCGACATGCTGGATCATGACGCCGCGTTTGTTGTATTGTCCTCTCCAATTGACGTCTTGGGCTTTGGGCCTGGACAGCACGGGGGCGTTGTTGGGTACGGCGCCGAAGATGACCATCGGGCGGCGGATCATGCGGCGGCGCACGAAGTCTTTGACGGCTTCGGTACGGTGGCCGCCGGCATCGATCGCGGTGGCTTGGATGGGTAGGGCGTGGCCGTTGATGTGCTCTATGGGTCGGTTGAGCAGGTCGGTTAAGGCAACCCAGACTGCATCGTCGGCGGGGTCGCCTTGAAGTTCGATATAGTCAAGTACCCAGCAAGACATATTTTTTCCCCAGCCGACGATTTGCACGGACAGCCATCCACCATTTCCGTCCTGGGTATCGACACCGGCGGTAACGGTGCAAACGCCAGCTGGTGCGACGCGCAGTCGGTAGGGTTCGGCACGGTCGGCGATGGCGTTGAGCTTGACCGCGCGCATGGCGGGATCTTCCCAGGCTTCGGCCAAGCGGCTGTTGACATAGGTTTTTAGCTTTGCCGGGTCGTTTTGTGCGCCTAACCACGTCTCGACCAGCTTTTCCCAGCGTGGACCCAGGCCGATTTGGTAGTACAAGCAGTTGACGGTATAGCCGCGTATTTTTGATTCCGGATTTTGCGGTATCCAGCGCCCGGCTTTGATCATGTCGGTTTTTTGATGCTCTTCTATTTCGCAGCCGCATTCCGGGCAGACGTAGCGGACACGGACGCCGCCTTTGTCCCAGTGCAGACCGGACCACTCGAAGGTGATTTCTTCCAGGCAATGCGGGCACGGCATGTAGTAGCGGCGCTGGTCGGATAGCTCGTAGCGTTCGTCTATTCGGCAAATGCCTTTGGTGCCGGGCGATGATATGTCTAGGCGCTTATAGGTCGAGGTAAAGGCGGAATAGCGGTCTTCGAGCATCACCATGGGGTCGTCGCCGGATTTAAATGAGTTGGCGAATTCGGTTAATTCGTCGACCACCAGGTATTTGACCGATGTTGATTTCAATCGGGCCGGTGCGCCGGCATGTTCGACATAGAGCTGTCCACCTAAAAAATCTTTAAACTCTTTGGTATTGGCGGCGTTACGGCTGTTGGTCGATACCAGCACGTTTTTTACTGCCGGGGAATCGTCGAGCATGGGATTAAGTTTTTGGTTGAGCCACTTATTCATGCTGACTTCGGCGGGGAAAGCGGCCATGATCGGGCCGGGCGCTTGATCCATCCAGTAGCCGATGGCGTTACGGCCGATCTCGCTTTTGCCGATCTGGATGGGGAATTTGATAACGACTTCTTGCACTGTGGAGCGAGCCGATAGGCAGTCCATCGGCTCGCGCAAGATCGGGTTCCTGTCAGTGCGCCACGGACCGGGCTCCGGACTGGTTTTGCACGATAAAATGATGTTTTTATCGGACCATTCGGACACGGTTTGTTTTTTTGCGCGGGGCGTAGGCTCGGGCGCGGGCGGCGTTGATTATGTGGGCGGCGTTGGGATAGGCCGATTCTGTATTGGCGAGTCGCATAAAATATACTATAACTTTTTGAACTCGATAACCCAGACCCAAGGGTTAGCAGCCCATGATTCAGGGCCGTTGATTGATTCCCATAACGACTTATATGCATCTACTGGATATTGTGTCGATGAGTATTCGCTTAACGAGCCTTTCGGGTTTTTTATTAACCATCTATCAACAATATCCCTTCCTGGTGTTGGCTGTATGCCTTCCGCCTTAGCATCATCATCGCTAATGTCCTGTAACCGCTCTACGCTGACACCGGTTATTTCTAAATTAATTCGACTTGCCCAGCGCGGCATAAAGATTGACGGCCTCCACCCGTAGCCACGTATATTGGCGCTTGAGTCACGCAATGGGTCATCTGCCCGATAACGAACATCCTGAGATAGTCCAGATGATGGCTTTACCGGTAGAAAATCACCGTTACTCAAAGTTGCAAATGTCTCGCGAACCCAAAGCCTGTCGTCTACCTGGACATAAGGGCAAGCCACTTCATCTGGGCTATACCAGCCATTCAAAGCTGGGTCTTTTGGGATGAGATTACCTTTCGACTCACCACCAGCGGATTCATCCCACGTAAGCCAATTTGGGAGCTTCCAAACACGCCGTGTTTGTGTTTTGGTGTTGCTTAAAATAGCCCTGACCATTGGCGCACTAAATAAAATTGACCTTTCTTTAATGGCATCATTCATAGTTCACGCTCCTTAGCTAGATCATAAAAACTGCGCGACAAATCGCCGAGCAGGGATTCAGTGTAGTCCATCAGGATGGATCGGATTCTTTGCTCATCCATTTCAGCGGCCAGCTGCGGCGCCAGGATGTCGGGCAACGATTCCAAGCGGTTGCGGATGATGGTATCGCCGTCGGCTACGGCCAATTTAACTTCATCAGCTACCAGCAATTGACCGCGCTTGGTTTGCAGCTCAATTTCGGTCAGTTCGGC